CTTACCTTCATTATCAGATTTAATAGTAATCCATTTATCTAATTCTTTTGCTAAATCTGAATGTTCGTTTACAGCAGAAGATTGATTACTATATAATTTAATCTGATGATCTGCTTCTAATACTTTTGACTCATATAACTTTTGTAATGCTATTAATATTTGTTTCATTTTGTAACTCCTAATATAGGTCTTTTATCGTATAAATTAGACTGAGCAAACTTACCATTTGCATGATTATAATGTAAGAACACTTGTGAACATACATTACCTTTAAATGGCTTTCTCCAATGTTCAAGCTCACATCCTGAATATATTAACATATCACCTTGTTTTAAATCAACTTGTACACCTTTAGGTGCACCAGGTTTGTGAATATTCTTATATTCATCAATAACATTATCACTTCCAGTAGGGTCTATAAATATAGACCAGGGATCTCCACCTAAATGTAATGTTGTAGAAATCTCACAACTAGGTCTATCTTTATGCCTTTTTAATATACTACCTTTTCTATAAATCCTTGTATATGAATAAGTAGGTATTAAATCTAATCCAGTTTTAGCTTTCATAATAGGCATAACATATAATAATAAGGTTTCCATAACCCAATCACCATATTTAGAATAAGCACCTGGTACTTGTTTATCTGTCCAGCTACCTATTAAAGGATTAGCAGGATTAATCTTATTATGTTTTAACATAAGATCTACTGCTGATTCTTGCAAAAGCATATAGTTAAAAACAAAATTAGCTAAATCTTTTGATATAGCTTGTTTAATAACTTGATACTTTTTAGTTTTAAAACTCATACTTGTATAAAGTTATAAGAAACAGATATTCTCCAATTCTTTTCACCTTTATCTGTGTTCATATTAATATCAACACCATGAGGTTGCCAAGATGGAAAAAATATCATTCTACCTTCTTTAGCTTCGTAAGCTACAACTCTCCAAAGTTCTTTAGGTAAATTATCTACACGTTTTGGCATATGCGTATTAGGTCCTGGTCTTGGATCTTCTAAAAATAATTTACCAGAATTTTTAGGTACTTTAATATAATAAACTCCAGACCATAATGAATTAGGATGTGTATGGGTTTTATTATAACTATATGTAGGATTGATATTAGCCCACATATTACCTAAACCTAACTTAGGTTGAACACCATAATCTTTATTACATTCTTCTGCCATTTTAAACAGTTCTTGTATTAAAGGTTGATATTCTTTTTTGTCATTCATGTCAGTTGAACTATGCCAACCAAAACCTGAATTAGTTTTAAACTCTCCTGTAGATCTACCTTTTTTTATATCTTGTTTATACCAAGCCTTAATGTGTTTAAATAAGTATTTATTAAGTTCTTTAGCGTGAGGTATATCTTTCCAATACATTGGAGTTGGAAATAATATTTCTCGCTTCATTTAAAAGGTGGACCACCAAACCACATAACGAGAGATCTTCTAATTCCCTTTTTAACAGGTTCTACTCGGTGTTTCATAAAGGAAGCAAAGAATATTGCTTGACCTTGTTTTAATTGTATTTTGTTATTAGCATGTTCTTCAAATGCAAGATCTCCTCCAGTAAATTCAGAAGGATCTGATAACAAACAAGTCATGGATATTTTACGAATAGGATGTTCACCTGTTTGACCAAAAGCATTTAAATCCATGTGCCAATCATAAAAACCTCTTTTAGGATACTCAGTAAATTGAGCAGGTTCTGTTAATTTTATTCCATCAAAACCAAAGTGATTTAAATTAACGATAGATAATTGATTTTCTATTACTTTATACATCTCTGGCATTTTAGCAAAAGGTATCCAAGATATAGTTGTAACTCGTTTCTTAGTATCTTGTTTACCGCCCTTGCCTCCACCAACTTTAGCCTGTTCAGGTTTTTGTCGATGACCAGCTTGTATAATTAGTTTACATTGTTCAGGTGTAAACATAGCTCCAGTTGTTGTAGCAATATAAGACTGCCATCTAGGCATCAAAGGAATCATTTAAATCCCTCTGCTGTTCTTGAAGAAACTGGATTATAATCTACATCTACATTACAAACTAATGTTCTACGTTTTTCTTTTGTTCTATTAAATGGATAAACGCAATGCCTCATGTCATAAGGAAAGATATAGAAATCTCCTACTTGCATATTTGGAGAATAATCAGTTTTAGCAAATTGCCCTGCTGATGCTCCAATAATTTGTAATCTACCATTCATTGGTTTTTCTTCTGCTGAATATTCTTTACCATAATCTTTTGGTAATTTCAAAATCATTACAGATGATAAACCCGTATATAACATACCTTGATGAATATGTACTGGATTATATTCGTGAGCTTTCATTTCATTAACCCAAATAGAGTTAATTTTTATATTATATTCACGAACTTTATTCCAATCTAAATAATGTTTAAAAATAGTATAAAACCATTTTAATACATCTTCAGAAACAAAATTATGTCTATGCATTTTTTCAGAATCTTTACCTGAATAATACAATGAAACTTCATCTTTAATTTTACCAACTAATTGTTTATTAGCTTTAGGTAATTGTTTCTTTTGAACTTCGTATAACTTTTGTAAATAATTAAAGACTTCTTGAGGTACTTGATACTTGAGAACAGTTTGTCCTAAATAGACAAAGTCGAAATTCATTTTGCAAGTTTCTTTTTCTCTTTCCCTTTAGGTAATAACTCGCCTGATTTTCTAACTCTTTCTAAAGTATGTAATTGACCAAGAACATTAAAGACTTCAGGTTGGGAAGATCCTGGTGTTAGTGTATCTTTTTGATGTTGTAATCTTAACATGTAAGAATCAGCTTGATGAGTATTTACATTTTCTTTATCAAAGTTTCCATCATCAAACTCTTTTTTAAGTTTAGACCAAGTTGCTACTTCTCTCATTCTATGTTTAGCAACTAATTCCATACTTGCTTGATTATAGATCTTTTGTTCTAATTCTATTTCTAGCAATTCTCTTTCTAGTTCTATTTTTTTCTCTAACTTTTTAATTTCTACTGCGTTTTTTCTAGCATCAAAAGATAAATGCATAAGATTTTCAAAATGAGTATTTTGTTCTCTAACTGATTGCCAATACTTTGCAGCTTTAGTTGGATACTTATTGTCTGATAATACAGAAAATCTCATTTCAGTTTCTGTACGAAACATTTGTTTCTTTTTCCAAGTATCTTTTAATTCAGGAATAAGTTTCTTAAATTCTTTAACATCTTGTTGATCTAATATTTTAGTTAAATATTTAGATTCTGTTTCGGCTACTATTTGTATATTTCTTTTTTCTGATTTGCTCATGCAAAATTAATACTATTTTTAATAGAAAATAGCAAGTCTATGATACTGTTAGCGTCTTGGTTGAAGATGGAACTGTCCATTCTTCTGTAGTTGTTATATAACTTCCATTATTTCCCATTATACACAAACCAGTTTTTGTAGTTCCATTGGATGAACTTCCTTGTGTATATCTAGCTGTTGCCATATCTGCAACTTCTGTCCATGAACTTCCATTCCAAGATTCGGTTTTATTTTCGTTTACACTTCCTGGTGTTCTACCACCAAAATTTATTGAATCTGTATTACTACCACCACTACCTGTACACCAAGATCGTGCTGTATTTAAATCTCCTACTTCGGTCCAAGAGCTTCCATCCCAAGATTCTACAATACCACCTGGAGATGGTGGATTACCTCCTACTGCTAAAGCATAAGAAGAGCTTGTTCCAGCATTTCCCCCTGCTTCTCTTCCAGTATTCAAATCTCCTACTTCGGACCACGCACTACCATTCCATTTTTCGGTTTTAACTACTAAATATGTTTCTGAAGCTGGACTTCCATCTTGTCCACCTGCCCATATTCCATCTGTTGATGTTCCAGCTCTTATATGACTATCTGCTCTAGCTGTATTTAAATCTGCTGTTTCTGTCCAACTACTTCCATTCCAAGATTCTGTTATAGTTGCTATTGGAGGTCGTCCACCAAAAACTAATCCAGCAGTAGAAGTACCAAATCCTGCTCCCTCTCTTCTAGCAGTATTAACTTCTGCTATTTCAGTCCAAGATGATCCATTATAATTTTCTACATTATCTACATTTGATCCAGTATAACCTGATGCAAAAATTCCTGCTGTTTGTGAACCAAAAGAAAATCCATTACCTCTAGCAGTATTTGCATTTCCGCCTGATGACCATGTTCCAGTTCCTTGTTGTGCATATCCTTTAAGTGTTGATGAACCTGTATTAAACCAAACTTGTCCTAGTTGTACTGCTGGTGTTGATGGGAAAGACCATTCTTCTGTTTGACCTTTTGGAGATTGATTTCCTCCTGCTGCTACTGCTGCAGAACCTAAACCAAAACCTGAAAGATCACCTCTTGCTGTTCCCATATCAGCAACTTCAGTCCAAGCACTTCCGTCCCAACTTTCTGTTCCTGCAACAGAAGGTTGTCCAGGATTTGCTCCACCAAAATAAAGCGCTGAAGTTTGTATCCCTGCTCCTGCTCCTGCTTGCATAGCTACATTTAAATTTGCTAATTCAGTCCAACTTGAGCCATCCCAAGATTCAACATTTGCATTACCTCCTGGTCCACCACCAAAAACTAATGCAGCAGTTTGTGGAGCTTGACCAGCATATCCCATATAAGCTCTTCCATTATTTAAATCCCCTACTTCAGTCCAACTTGAACCATCAAAAGTTTCAGCGTTTGCTGTACCACCTACTCCTCCAGCAATAAGAGTTGCTGTGGTTGATCCTGCTGCTCCAGAACCATATCTAGCTGTATTGACATCTCCTGTTTCAGTCCAAGTTGATCCATTGTAAGTTTCAACATTTGCTACAGCAGTAGATGTTTGACCTGCATTAGTTATAGCTGCTGTTTGTGATCCTACAGTAGCATTATATTGTCTTGATGTATTAAAATCTCCGCTTTCTGTCCAAGAACTACCATCATATTCTTCAGTTCTACCGCTAACAGGAGGTGGTGCATCTCCTCCACAAACTAAACCTGATGTTTGTGTTCCAGTTCCATGAAGATTTTGTCTTGCTGTATTAAGAGCTGTTCCACTAGCCCATGCTCCAGCATAAACCACAGGATCAGTATCTACTGATTGTATTGAATGTCCTTTTATTTCTATATATTTCGTCATGCGTTTGTACTCGCTAGTGTTTGAAGTGCTGTTGGTACATTCCATTCTTCTGTTGCAGTTGGAGATGGAGTATCTAATGCAAAGGATAAAGCTAATGTATTACTTCCTGCTCCTGAATTAAAATATTGAGCTGATGATAGATCAGCCACTTCTGTCCAAGCAGTTCCATTCCAAGATTCTGTATTCGCTAATTGTGTTGATGGATTTTCTCCACCAAAAACTAAACTTGCTGTTGTTGTTCCAGAACCTGCAAAAACTTGTCTTGAATTATTTATTTCTGTTGTTTCTGTCCATGAAGAACCATTGTATTGTTCGTGAGTTGAACTGTGAACCTTAAATGCTGCAGTTTGTGTTCCAGCTCCAGCTGATGAGTTTTTAGCTGTATTTAAAGCACCTCCTGCTGTCCAAGAGGTTCCACCAAATTCTTCTGTTGAGTCTACTGCTGGAGATCCTGGTGATTGCCCACCAAATGCTAACGCAGATGTTTGTGTTCCAGCTCCAGTTACCATTCTTCTTGCTGTGCTTAAATCACCACTTTCTGTCCAAGAGGTTCCATCAAATTTTTCAGTAAGTGCCTGGTTGGCACTTGATGCAGTAATATAACCACCAAATGCGACTGAAGCTGTATAAGAGGTTGCAGCACCACCTAAACGACTTCTACCTGTATTTAGCTCACTACCTTCTGACCAGGAAGAACCATTGTATTGTTCAGTTGTATCTAGATCAGGATGTCCACCTGCTGCTATTGCTGCAGTTTGTATTCCATTAGTCCCATTAGTTGCACCATATTTAGCTGTGTTCATAGCACCACCAGATGACCATGCTCCTGTGCCTAGTCCAACATATTTTAAAACGCCTGACGATGGGTCTGCGTTATAGTATATGTCGCCTAAATTTAATTGTCTAAATGTTGCGGGTGCTGACCATTCTTCTGTAGCTGCTGTATCTCCTGGAGTACCAGCATTAGTTGTTCCTC